AGTTCCACCAGGACTTCGGTGCGTCGTCGGTGTACGCCACCCTGTACCCGCTGCTCGGCACCGTCACCACCGTCGAGATGACCCCGACCAGCGACGCAGTCGCAGCGACAAACCCGAAGCACTCAGCGAGCGCTCTGGTCGTTGAGCTGCCGATTATCGACGGCAGCGTGTCCGACCTGGCCACCGTTTCGGTGACCTGGCCGCTGTCCGGCGCAGTCACGGTGAGCACCGCTCCGTAGCATGCTGGATCTCTCCATCTCAACTCGACTGGCCGACGAGACGGAGCCAGTCACAAGCAAACCCACGATGGGCACGCTGCTCCAGCTGGAGCGGTACTTCAACCTGCCGAGCGCCATCGAGGCGTTGCAGCAAACGAAAATCGAGCATGTGGCGTGGCTGGCGTGGGAATCACGCCGGCACGCCGGGCTCGTGGTGCCGACCTGGGAAAAGTTCCGAGACACGCTTGTCGACATCGAGTTCGACAGCGACAACGACACCCCTTTAGCCGAAGGGGAACCGCCTACGGCATAGCGTCGTTGGCACTCGCTACCGGGCAACCGATCAGCGAGCTTGAAAACGCTTCCCCGGCCGTCATTCGTGCGTTGCAGGCGATACTGAAAGAGCGTCAGCAGGCGCAAGAGAAAGCAGCACGGAGGCGCTGACGATGGCACAACCCGCAGTCCGAATCGAGGGCGGCAGGGAGCTGCGTCGAAAGTTCCGTGAAGTCGGCGACGACATGACCGACCTGAAAGACCTGCACAAAGAGCTCGCAGACGACGTCGCCGGCACGGCAAAGACCAAAACGCCGGTGCGTAGCGGCCGGCTGCGCAACTCGGTCCGAGGCTCCGGCACCAAAACCGCAGCGCGAGTTCGGGCAGGCAACAACCGGAAGAGCGGCCCGACCTCAGTGCCCTACGCCGGCCGCATCCATTTTGGCGACCCTGGCAGCCGTACCCGTGGCCGTATCAGGCCGCAGCCGTTCCTGTACGAAGCCCTCGACGATCGCCGCCAGCAGGTCGTCGACCGGTACAACGACCAGGTGCGGGCGATCATCAAGCGCACGTTCTAGGATTGCGACATGGCAGCAGGCTCAAGCGTCATCAACGTCGCCATTCTCGGCGACGCTAAGCAGTTCAAGCGTGCTGTCGGTGAGGCAGGCGACAAGCTCAGCAGGTTCGGCAGCAAAGTCGGCACCGTGTCGGCAAACGTCGTCAAAGGCTTCGGTGTCATGGGCGCTGCGGCCGGCGGCCTAGCCGTCGTTGTCGGCAAACAGCTGTTCGACGTTGGCGAGGAACTAACCGCCCTCGACCAGAAGATCGGCACCGTATTCTCCGGCGACTCGCTCGAAACTGTTACGGGCTGGGCCGACGAGGTCGCTGCCCGCATGGGCCTCACAGCAACCCAGGCAGCCGGCCTCGCTGCTAACGCCGGCGACCTGCTCAAGCCAATGGGGTTCACGGCCGACGAAGCCGCCAACATGTCAACCGAGATCATCGGCCTAGCCGGTGCGTTGTCGGAATGGTCCGGTGGGCAGCGTTCGGTCGAAGAGACAGCCGAGATTCTGTCAAAGGCGTTGCTCGGCGAGCGTGACTCGCTCAAGTCGCTCGGCATCTCGATCAATCAGGCCGAGGTCGACCAGCGTGCCCTGACGATCGCACAGCAAGAAGGCCGCGATGCCATCACCGCTCAGGACAAGGCGCTGGCGACGCAGGCGCTGATCCTTGAAAAGTCGACCGATGCGCAGGAGGCATACGCTGCCGGCGGCAACAAACTCACCGCAGCACAAAACCGGCTCCGAGCGGCGTTCGGCGAGGTCCAGGAGCGCCTCGCCCGCAAGTTGCTGCCGCTGTTCGCCAAAGCCGCCGACATCGTCGTCGAGCTCATCGAAGTGTTCGACAAGGACGGCCTCGGCGGCGTCATCTCAAACGTGTCGAAACGCATCAAAGACGCGTGGCCGGCAATCCGCACCCAGCTCGGCGTTTGGGCACGAGGCTTCGTGGACTGGGTCAAGCAGGTCGGGCCGCCGTTCCTCGCTGCCCTCGGCAACCTGCTGCTCAGGTTCGGCAGCTGGTTCATCGACGACGCCCTGCCCGTCATCATCGACAAGCTCCAAGAATGGGCACAAGCATTCATTGATTGGATCGGCCCGCTCATCCCGCCATTCATCCGCACGCTCGGCGAGCTCATCGCACGATTCGCGGAATGGTTTATCGGTCCCGGCATCAACATGATCGTCACGAAGCTCGGCGAATGGGCTGCTGCGTTCCTTGAGTGGGTCGGCCCGCTGATCCCGCCGCTGCTGCGCGAGCTCGGCAACCTGCTCGTGCGCATCGGCACCTGGATCGTCTCAGTCGGCTTGCCGCTGCTTGTCGGCAACATTCGCAGCTGGGCCGACGCCCTCGTCGACTGGATCATCGACGTTGCGCCTGACGTCATCATCGCCCTCGGCGGCCTGCTGTGGAGCATGGCGTCGTACATCGGCCGAGCAGCCAAAGACCTGGGTGAGCAGCTGATCGACAAACTTGTCGAAGGCATCGAGGCAGCGCCTGGCAAAATCTTGAACGCTATTCGGTCGCTCTTGCCCAGCGGCGGCATCCTCGGCAGCATCGGCAACGCCCTCGTTCAAGGACTCGCAGCCGGCGGCCCGGTCGTCGGCAACACGCCCTACATCGTCGGCGAAGCCGGCCCCGAGCTGTTCGTGCCGACCGGCTCGGGCACCATCATGAACAACGCCCGCTTCGGCATGATGGGTGGCGGCGGCGGCGACACGTTCAACATCACCGTGAACGTGCCGACCTCGAACGGCGACGACGTCGTGCGAGCGTTGCAGGACTACGTTCGCCGGCGTGGAGCGATCCCGGTCCCGGTCGGGTCGGCCCGGTACTGATGGCACAGATCACGACGTGGGCCGTGAACGTCGGCCGGTACAGCGGCGCGTCGCTGTCGCTGACCGACCATGCCTCCCGCACCCTCGGCCTGTCGATCGACCAGCAATGCGATCCCGGCCAGCTCGGCACCGGCCGAGCCACCGTCACGCTTGACAACTCCGACGGCGAGCTCACGCCCGGCGGGTCAGGCACCTACGCCAACGTCGACTGGCTCACCTCGGGCCTGTTCCTTGAGGCCACCGTCGACAGCGTCAGCGTGTCCGTGTTCCACGGCGTCATCACTGACTTTGCGATGACCGACGACGGCAACGGCAACAGCGCCGTGACTCTCACCGCCCTCGACGTGTTCCAGGTCGTCGGCCGGCAGGAATCGTTCACGTATTCGATGACAAACACGTCGACCGCTGACCAGCTGTACGACATGACGTCGCCGCATTTGTTGAGCAACGCCACAAAAGTGCCGACGTTGGGCTACCCGACCATGCGCACGTATTGGGAAGAGCTCAACGCCTCGACCGAAAGCGTGGCGCACTATCTGCCGACTTCGGCCGGTTCCGTGGTGCTTGGGGACGTCATCAACAACAGCGTGATGCCAAACGAGCAAACTGTGGCTTTTCCGACGATCCTCGACGATGACGGCACCTATGTCGCTAACGACTCGTGGGTCGGGTTCACTGTTGACGGCTTGGCACGGGCTGGCGTGTACGCCACCGGCGACGTGTTCGTGTTCACCGAGAACGACCCGATGCCGACCGGGCAGCTGCCGTTCCGGTCGCTGGTGCGTGACTTCCACGTTGACCTGATCACGAACGCTGCGAACATTACAGCGCTCAACGCCGGCACCGAACAGACCTACAGCGACGAAGACTCGCAGGAACGCTACGGATCACGCACACGCGTGTATCAAACAACGTCGACCGACGACGCCCAGGCGCTCTACACGGCGCAGCTGTGGGTTAACCGCTACTCGTACAAAGAAACGTTTGACATGACAGCGGCGGCGTTGCAGGTCAGCGACAGCATGGTGCAATCCCGCACCGGCGACGTGGCGAAGTGGCGTGGCCTGCTCGATGTCACGGTCGGCTGGTGGAACACGGCCAGCGTGACGTACACCCCGACCGGCGGCAGCTCCCGCACCGACGAAGTCGTCACCGTCGGCCGCACGATCGACGCCACACCCGCCGACACGACCGTCACGCTCCGGCTACGCCCGCAATCCGTCTACCTTGCATTCATCCTTGATGACACGGAACGCGGCGTGCTCGACACGAACAAACTAGGATGACACCGTGACCAGTCCCTTTCCCTTCGTCGCCGGCGCAACATTGACCGCAGCCGAGCTCAACGCAATCGGTGAAAATCAAACAGACTGGACGCCCTCGTTCGCTGCCGGCGTCACCGTCGGCAACGGCACCGTGTCTGGCAACTACCAGCAGGTCAACGAACTCATTGTGGTGCAAGGCAGCTTCGTGCTCGGCAGCACCTCGGCGATCACCGGCGAAGTGCGTGTCGATCTGCCAGTCGATGCCGTCAACACGTTCGAGCTGTCCAACAACACGTTTGTGCAAATCCTCGACACGTCAGCCAGCCGGTATTTCCGAGGCTCCGGCCGTGCCCAAAACGCCACCGAGGTTCGCCTGCGAGTGTTGATCGCTGAAACAGCCAGCAGCGACTACGTCTACGCCAAAGCGCTCAGCAGCAGCATCCCGATGACCTGGGCCAGCGGCGACCGGCTTGAGTGGCTTTCGATCTACAGGACCGCATGATGATTGATCTGACCGACGATCTCGATCCCGACGACGTCCCCGACGAATGGCTGCTTGAGCGTATGCGGCTGCACCGCAACGCCCTGCTCGCCGCCTCGGACTGGACACAAGCGGCCGACGACCCGACCGGAAACGCCGCCGCCTGGGCCACCTACCGGCAACAGCTCCGAGACGCGCCTGCCAACTGGACGCCCGGCCCGACCTGGACACCACCCGAGGCACCATGATGGACCGGCTGCGAGCTCATCCCGGCCGGCTCCAGGCCGTCATCGTCGCTGCCGTGGCGCTCATCACAGCGTTCGGCGTGAACTGGTCAGCCGAGCAAGTCGCCTCAGTCACAGCGTTCTCAGCGGCCGTGATTGCGTTGCTGCTCGAACCGCCGACCAGAACAGAACGGTGACCCGCCTCGGCGGCCGGCCGCCCGCACCGCTCGTTCGGTTCGAGGAATGGTCGAAGCGTGGCCGCTGGTGGCCTACCAGCGTGCGCCAACCCGGCCCGGCCGCCGCTGTCGTCGTGCACCACACCGTCACCGCCACGTCGAGGTTCCCGGCCCAGGACGCGCAGCGTGTCGAAAACGTGATCTGGGACCGCCGCTGGACTGCCCGCTTCTCGTCGCTGCCCTATTCGTACCTGCTGCATCCCGACGGCACCATCCTCGAAGGTCGCGGCGTCAAGTTCCGCAACGCAGCCAACCGAGCCACCCGGCCCGACGTCAAACTGTCAAACGGCAACACGCTCAGCGTTGCGCTGATCGGCGACTACCGTGAAGGCCATGACGCTGTCACGCCAGCGCAGCGCCGCTCATTCAACTGGCTCACCCGCCAGCTGTCCAACGAAAACCACCTGGGCCATTGGCGCAGCGTTGTCGCTCACGGCGCACTCTCGTACACCGAATGCCCGGCCGAAGCTCTCGCCGGCCTTCAACAAACAAACATCATCACCGACGTCGAGGACCACAAAGACATGCTGCACACCGTTGTTTCAACCACAAACGGCAAGGTATGGGCCTGCTCGAACGGCAAAGCCCGCCCGATCAAGAACCCCGAGAACTGGCTTGCCACGTTCGACGGGCCGATCATCCGAGCCGATTTTGCCGAGCACGTCGTGCCTGACCTGTACGACGTCATCGCCTAACATGCCGACATGCAGGTTTGGGTCGCTCTCATCACCGGCGCGTTCTCACTCGGCGGTATCGCCCTCGCCTCGTTGCTTCAGCTTCGCAACTTGCGCGCCGAGAACACGGCACAGCACGGCGAAAGCCGGCAACTGCTCGGCCGGCTCGATGAACGCTCAAAACTGACGTTGGACCGAGTCGACCGGGTAGCGCACCGGCTCGACCACCACCTGGAGGACCACCACCGTGTCGAAGGCAGACCAGTTCCGACAGACCATGGTGCCGAGTAGGCGGCCCAACTTCCACGCTGTCACCCGCGAGCTCGAAGCCAACGACCCCGAGCTGCTCGCCGCCATCCTCGAAGCGCTCAACGACGACCACCCCAACATCGCACTGATCCAACGCAGCCTCGAAGCCGTCGGCATCGACATGGGCTACTCGTCGGTCGTCAGGTGGCGTGAACATGTCCTCCGCAGCTGAAGACTTCACCCGGCTCACGGCGCACCGTAACGGCCCAGACCGGCCGCCGCCCGGCTGGGAACCAGGCCACCTCATCAACCACGAGACAGGCGTGGCCGAGTTCACCGGCCTTGCCACGACCGAAGCAATTGACCCCGACGAGGCAGGCATCCTGGCCGAGATGCGCCTTGACGCTGCCGAGTGGGCGATCAAGCCCGGCAGCCTCCAGGTGCGCAAGTGGCAGCAGAAAGCCGGCAGCGGCGAATGGTGCTGGTATTACCGCATCACCGCTGTGCGCCGTTCTCGAGCGTTTGGTGACCTCGACGACCTGATCGGGACGTTACGACGCCGCAAACGCTCACAGCGGCTCTCAGCGGCCCCAGGCGGGCAGGTATGGGCCACGTCGGACTGGCAGGTCGGCAAAGCAGGCACGATCGAGCATGTTTTGGACAGCCTCGGCGAGCTCCCCGCACGTTTCGAGCAGTCATGGCGGCAAGCCGGCAAGCCTGGCGAAATCCTGATTGCGTTCGCCGGTGACCTGGTCGAATCATGCAGCCCCAATCATTACGGCGCGCAGCAGCTCTACAGCGTCGAAATGACCGACCGAGAACAACGGGCCGTCGTGCGCGAGGCAGCGATGGCGATCATCGACAAAGCCAGCACCCTCGTCGAAACAGTTACCGTCGCTGCTGTGCCTGGCAATCACGGCGAGAACCGGCACGGCAAACGCGACTCGATCGTCGGTGACAATGTCGACGTCGCTGCGATCGACGATTGCCGCTGGGCTTGCATGGACCTCGAACAGTACGCCGGCGTGTCATGGGCCGTGCCCGGCGATGACTTGACGGTGTGCGTCGAGGTTGACGGGCTGCGGGTCGGACTGTTCCACGGCCACCAGGTCGGCGGGCAAGGTAGAGCTCAGGCATGGCACGACAAGCAGGCAGGCAATCACCGCCCGATCGGTGCCGCTGACCTGCTGATCTCGGGCCACTTCCACAGCTTCCGGTGCGAATGGCTCGGGCCTCGCACCTGGATTCAATGCCCGAGCGAGGATGCGGGCAGCCCGCAGTACGCCGAGACAGCCGGCCCCGGTGCACGCCGGGCAGGTTCCGTCACCGTCGACGTCGTCGAGGGCACCGTCGGTGACGTGCGCATCGTGTGATGCTTGACAAAGTTCTCCACACTGTGTTGGGATAACACTTGCCCAACCGGGCACAGACTGGAGAAACATGCAAACCCGCATTGCTGACGCTATTACCGTCGCCGTGTTCATTCTGGCCGGCGTTCTGGCAGCATTTATGCTCGTCGACGTCGCCCTCGACCCGGCCGCTTGCTTTGGGAGCTGCTCATGACCGATCAGCTTGCACAGCTCGCCAAACCCTTTCCGCAGTCCCTGATCCAGAAGAACCCGACCGGGTTTGGCTCCTACGTCAAACATTCGGTGGTGGTCGAAAAGCTGCTGGCCGTGGTCGGCCCGTTCGACTTCCGCATTGTGCGCGAGATTCGAGACGCCGACACGGGCCACATTTGCGGCGTCATCGGCGAATTGTCGGTTGAGATCGACGGCCGGCTGACGACGGTGCAGGACGCCGGCGACTGTGAGCGTCCCGAGAACTGGCCGCACGACGGCGCACGCCTCAAAGACGCCTGCTCGGACGCGCTCAAACGATGCGCCGCCCGCTGTGGGGTCGGCACCCACCTTTGGAGCGCTGACCAGTTCCGCCTCGACCGTGCCCTCGAACGGCAGGCAGGTGCAGCATGATCTGTCACAACTGCGGCGGCGAAAACCGGCACATCGCCTGGTGCGACCAATACCGGCCTCAGGTGATCTACAGCAACACGACACCGAGGGCACGCAACACCGACCCGGCAACGTCGCATCAGGCCGCTGCCACGATCACCCGCACCGCCGTCACCGACACGCAACGCATGATCCTCGACGCGCTCCAGGTGCACGGCCCGCTCACCGACGAACAACTGTGCCAACGCATCGCCGAGATCGAACGCAAACCGGTGTCGGTGTCCGGTATCCGTACCCGCCGCAGCGAGCTCGCCGCCGACGGCCGTGTCATCGACACCGGCGACCGGCAACCGACACGAGCTGGCCGGCAAGCGATCGTTTGGGGCCTCGCATGAAGAAAACCCTTGGCATCAACGTCTGGCCCGCTCGTGACTTCGACGCCGAGTTTATGGTGTACGAACTTGAAATCGAAACACCGTGGTGGCAGTTGACGCAGCGCGTGCACTTCCACGACCTGCCAGCTGCGATCAAAGAGGCCGTGGACGCTGTCGTCGCAAACGAGGCACCCAAACCGTGAGCTGGTGGGCCGTTTGGGGAATCCTGGCCGCTGCGCTCGTTGTGCAAGCTGTCGGGCTGCTGTGGCTGCTCGTGTCCGAGCGTCGTGACCGAGGCTGAACTGCAGCAGCTGCTGACCGACGCCGCCGAGCTCAACGGCTGGCTCGTGTTTCACGACAACGACAGCCGCCGCAACGTGCCCGGCTTCCCCGACCTGGTCCTCGTCAAACCGCCCAGGGTGCTGTTCCTCGAACTCAAGTCAGAGATCGGCCGTGTCCGACCCGAGCAGCATGTTTGGATGGACGCCCTCATGCGTTCCGACACCATCGGCTCGGCAATCGTCCGGCCCGAACACGCCGACCAAATCATCAAGTACCTACAAGACCCAGAAAGACACAAGAAATGACCAAATACAAGCCCGCATGGGAAGCAACGTGGGAAGGGTTCGCCGAAGTGCTCGCCGCTGACCGCGACGCCCGCCTACGCAAAGAACGCACCGACCGAGCCAAAACCGAACTGACCAACCCGCCGAAGGCCCGCAGCCACGCCGAACGCATGGCCGCCGCCCGAGGCGTGCACGTCCACGGCGACAACATGCAAACGCCGGCCGCTGACCGTCGACGCATCGTGAAGCATCGAGACGGCGATGAATAGCGGCGGCGTGTTCTTCGTCGTCCTAGCCGGCCTCGTCGTGCTGACCCTGTTCTGGGGCTGGCTGTACGTCAAATGGCAGGTCGAGCACGGCGAACCGTGGCGAGAACGCCAGGCCATCGCCGAGTTCGGCCCGCTGTTCGACCTCGAACCGAGCAAGGACCACATCACCCTCGACCGGTCGGCGCAGCGGCTCAGGTACGTCACCGACTGGGAAGAAGTCCGAAAGCAGGCAGGCCGATGACCCTCGAATGGTGCACAAAATGCGGGCACTACATCAGCGAACCGAGATACGACGACCCGGTGCCGCACGTCGTCAAAGCAGCTGCGGAGCTGTGGAACGTGCCCGTGTCGCAGCTGCTGTCACCGTCACGCAAAGCCGCCGTGGTCGCCGCCCGCCAGCCGATCATGGCCGTGCTCTACCACGAGTATGACCTGACCCTGGCCGATATCGGCGGGGAACTCGACCGTGACCATACGACCGTGCTACACGGTATCCGTCGAGCTGATCCTGACCGTGTCGCACAGCTGCTGGAAGCTGTCCATGCCGACTTCATGGCGTACCCACCTGAACAAGGTTGACGACCAGGCCGCCGACGGAAGGAGTCAGACGCCGGCGGCCCGATCGTTGACACGCTGGTGATCGTGCGAGTAGCGTGCCGGTCGCTTCAACAACCGAGCTGCATGGTACTACATGCACGGCGACAGTCAGCCGACCAAATGACTGCGACTCAGCGACGTGACAGGCTGGTCGGCCCATCGAGGCCGATGCCCGCAACGGGGCGAACACTTCAATACGTTGCAAAC